CAAATCTTTACGCTTAGCACTTTTAATTTCAGTCTCAATTACTTCAATATCTTGTTGACGAATAAGCCCATTATCCCATACCCATTCAACACCTTCCATAACTCCATTTACAAACGCACTTGGAGCACTTGGGTCTTGAACAATATCTATAGTTGACAACAAAAAGTCATCTCCCACATATTGAGCGCCATTCTTCGATACAAGACTTCCCATACCACGACTTGAAACACCAAGCTTAACTCCACCTTCGAGTAGTCCTTCGACTATTTTTCCCATAGGGGTTTTAAGTATTGATGCCTTTCCTACAACATCATTTCCCTGCCAATGCAGATCATTGATTTTGTGTGAAACTTTGTCAAGGTTTACTGTTGGTCCTTCTGGATGATTTAACTCTCCAACAGCTCTTCCTTGTTTAACTTGTTCGGTCACGTATTTTTCTACAGCATTTTCAAGAGTTGCTTTCTCGTATACACGACCATTTCTATTCTTTTTAGCAGCTTGCATGAACACACCTTCAATGAAGAAATTCTTTTCTCCATTCTTTTTCTGTTCCTGTATAACTTCTATATCTTGTTCTACGTATTCTGTTATTAATTTCATTTAAATACCTAGTTTAAGAGGATTTATTCCTCTTCTGTTGTTTGCTCTTCAGCTACCACAGGCTCTTCAACCTCTGGGTCATTGCGCTGAACCATTGTTGACGCAACTTCTATTTTCTTAGCGTCAAGTGCAGCGGTTAGTTTATCAGCCATAACACTATTAAAACTGTTATTAGCTGCAACGTTATCGCCATCTTTTAAATTTAATATCAAATCATTTACATTCATTTTTTTACCTTTGCTTATATATTTATATTATTAATCATCCCAACGTGGGTCTTCGCCATCAGGTGGAGTATTTTCTCCATCTTTTGTCTCCTGATCGATTTGTTTTTGAATTTCTTCAATCTCATCATCAGTTTGGCGTAATACGTTTTTACGTATCCATTCATTTGAGATGTATTTACCTACATATTCATCTAAGTTTCCTAACATTTCAAATCGTTCTCTCAACATTTCTGATTGTTTAAGTTCAGAAAAATAGTTATCTTCAATATAATCAAAGGCTATACTTTCTTTCCATTCTTTCCAATCACCCTCAGTAATAATACCTTTGAGTAATAGTTGAGTTTTTAATAGTTGCATAAACAAATCAGAAAATCTTTTTCTTAATCTGTCTATAAACTTCTTAAACTTTACTTCGTCTCTTGTAATCTCAGTAGTTCTACCTAATGAGAATTGAGATTCTTGTTCTAATCTATTAACTGGAACATTTAATGATTTGTATAATTTCTTTTGGAAATATATAATATCATCAATTTGTCCTAAGTTCTCGCCGCCTGGTAGCGTGGTGATTTCTGTTCCTCTTCCACCTTCTCGTCTTGGTAAGAAGAAATCTTCCAACATACTCATATGTTTTCTATCGTCTTTAATATCACCAGTCTTAGCATCATATACCAATTTGTTTCTATATTGATTCATAATACCTCTGAGGTATTCTTCAGCTTTACCTTTTGGTAAATTACCTACGTCAATATAAAATATCCTACGTTCTGGGGCACGTGATATTCTGTATATAACCAATGAATCTTCCATCATTCTAAGTTGATTAACTGGTTTTAATGCTTTATGTAAATATGATAAAATCCTCTTTCTACCAGGGTCCATAACTCCTGATGTACAATATGCTATTGCATCTGGATATATTTTTAAACCTTGTTCTGCACCATTCATTGTTTTATCTTGGTACAAGAAGAATTCATCAACTTTTTCTATAAGTTTAGCTCCCGTTGCAGGGTCTTGCTTTTCTTCAATCTCTTTCACCTTTCTCAATTTGGTAGGATCGATATATCGCAATTCTTTAATTCCCTTTTTAGGATTTTTGCTATCAATAATAATATGATATGGTAATCTTCCATCAACATACCATTTTTTAAATATGTCATGCGCGTACGCATTAAAGTTTAGAAGTTTTAAAACTTCATCAAATTCAAACTTAATTGATTCTTTTATTTTATCAGATATCTCAAGTTCATCTAATACTAAATTTACAGGTGATTCATCATGGTCACCTACTATTGATTCATTTATTATATCCTCAACAGCGGCATCGCACTCTGGTTGTGCTGATATATCTCTGTATTTTATTATTAATTCAACTTCATTCTTAACTTTGTCGCCGTCCATATCAATGTACGCGCCAAAGTGTCCTCCAGCCTGAATAACACCGGAGCCATCCTCGTCCGTCTTAGGAACGAAGGAAGGCAACTCTTTTTGAGTTCCTTTTCTTTTTATTTCAAAACCGAATAGTTCTGCCATCTTTTTCCTCACATATACAGAGGGGAAATTAATCCCCTCTGATATTATTTATATATCTACGATGTGGTGTCTGATTCCCAGTATTGTACCTGGAATTCACACGTAAACTCTTCAATAGTATTTTCTGAATCGTAACTAACTTCTATTTCTGAAACATTAGTTGGAAATATACCTCTAAAGTTATATGTCTTAGTAACGTCTCCAGCCTTATTCAACTGCTCAACAGTTGCGTCTGACTGATAGTCAGTAGGATTAGACCTACCTGTGTTTTCGTTATGATTATTGATACCATTCATCCAACGTTCCATAGCGTTTCGAACTTCGAAACCAACATCATTAATGATAGTTATTGACCAAGGGTCAAATGTTCTATCACCAGCTATTTGCAATGTTCTACCTCTGAATAATACAGGGATAGGTGCAATTATTGATGCAGGCATCTGAGCTGTTTTACACATAAATGATGTAAGTTCTACATTACCTTGTGCATAACTAGGAAAATTCAAAGTCACTTTGAATAAGTTGGACCTCGCTCCACCGCCGACTAGTTTTGATTTAAAATCATCTACGCCTAATATTGCCATGTCTTAATCCCCCTTATGAACCTGAAATCTCGGAGAAATCTACTCCGGACCTAGTTGCTACGAAGCTCAATGATATATAGTTAATAGACCTTGCAGGCTTGATAAAGATATCAGCTACAAATTTATTACCATCTACCACTGCGCTAGTGTTGTTAGTAGTATCACAGACTACTGAAAAGTCTGAAAGACCACGTCTTCCTTTGACGTCTCTTAAGAACGGTTCAACTAAATTTCTGAACTGTGCTCTTGTAAATTCGTCGTTAAATTCGAAAAGTTGCGCTTTAGCTGCTGTGCTAATCGCTTTCTCTAACGCTATGAACAAACGTCTAACGTTTATTCTGTCGAATGCTGAAGGTCTACTTAATAAAGTTTTGTCACCAAATAATAATGTACCTTGTCCAGGTAAGCTTACTATTGGGTTAACTCTTGCTTTATATAATGTATCTCTATCTGCTTTCTTTGGATTGAAAGCTAATTTAGTTACGCCTAGTAGTTGACCTCTATTAACACCTGCTGGAGAGAACCATGCATCTGCTACTGAATCAGTATTAGCGCAAAGTCCTGCCATATGACCAGAAGCTCCGATATATCTGTATACGTCATTATATTTGTCATATACATAAAGAGCTGTGGAATCACATGCTGCGTATGATGTTGAAGTTAATCCATCTGCAAAAGCTTTTACGTTAGCTGCTGCTGTTGATGTATTAACAGTGTCTTCTAAAGGTGGCGAAATAAATGCCATACAATCTTTTCTTGCATTTGCAATAGATATTAAATCTTCTGCAATTGCTTCTGCACCATTAGCGTCCGGAGCAGCAAATAGTAAATTTACATCTACTGTTTCTGAATCTTCGAGTAAATCGAAGCCAGCTGCTATTTCCCCTGTTGTTGGTGCGTTATCGTCGGTTCCACCTGAAAGTGAAGCCTCCATTGCTGCGTTATGAGTCTTGAATTTGTTAGCGCCTTCTGAAGCTTCGTTTGTTGCTTTAGCGGCTGCTAGGGTATGTCCGGCCTCGTCTAAGTTTGTGTCATGGTCAATCCATCTAATATAGTCAGATTGATTAGTGATTACATCCTTATAGTAGTTAGAAGTACCATCGTCTTTCTTAGCATCAGATGCTTGAGACATGAATCCAAATGTTTCTAATACAGTTCCAGCTGTTCCGGAGATATCCCCGTCTTCATCAATAACAGCTACGTGCACTTCGTCGTTAGTAACGCCGACTGCAGCTGCTGCTGTAGATGTACCTGGAGCTGCATCAAAATTTGCAGAGTAAGCCCAACCTGAAAAGGAAGTTATACCCTGTGAAATCATTGATACTTTTAAGCTATTACCCAGTGTACCTGGATGTTTAGCTGCCCAATTACCCAAATTAAGACTTCCATCAGCATAGTTATTCACGTAATGTTCATCATTTTTTATCAGCTGTCCTGTTCCTTGTGCAGTCGCGTTAAGGTGACCACTAGAAACTCGAACCACTTTCAGTGCATTACCATACTTTAAAAAAGATGCTGCTACTAAAAAGTGCTTAGCTGTGGAATCATCTGGCGAACCAAAAGTTTCAGCAAGTTCGTTTTCAGAACCTACAGTCACTACTTGCTCCGTCGGACCCCAGTTGAATGAGCCTGCGAATCCACCAATACTGGTTGATACGGCTGGAACTACATTCGTTGCGTCAATTTCTTTTACCTCGACGCCTGGTGATACTTGAAATGCCATCGCTTTGTCCTCGTTTTTGAGTTAGTTAATATGTATACATAATACGAATATTCAATACATACTTATTTATAATCTTTTGTTTCCTATCGAATTAACTCTACTTCTTGAGAATTTAACTCAATTATAGGATTCATTTGTTCAGATACTTTTTGAACGTCATGGGTATATTCTATCCCATCTTTTGTCCATATAACAGTATCTCCCTCGTATTCCATTGAATCAACTTGT